CACTCTGTGGGGACTCCACCACGGCCACTCGGCGCTGGCACAGCCATCCCCTCTGGCCCGGCCCTTGCCCAGTGCCTGGCCTCTATTCGAGCCCGGCCCCTTCCCTGTGCTGCCGGCTCCTATTCCCATCGCGAACCCGCCGTGCCGGCGCCGGCCCTGGCTTCGCCGGGTGCTGAACCCCTTCGACCGTGCCGGCGCTTCGCCGACTCCGCGCGCGAAGGCCTTCCCCGGGACTCCCCCCTCCGGCTGTGCCGGCGCCTTCCCCGCCAAAAGCTTTCCGCATTGCGAACGGGGCCGGCGCTTTCTTGCGCCATTCGTAGCAGCCGCGGAGTGTGTGCCGGCGCGCTCTTGCCGGCCAAAACGCTAGCCAAGCTAAGCGTCCACCACGCCGGCAGTTAGTTAGCCTATGCAACTAGCCGGCAATTGTGACGCGCGCCACACTGCCGCGCAAATGTGACGCTGGACACATTGGGGGATTTTCGGAAATAACTGGACATGCCACCACGTTGTTACTGACGTAAGGCAGTACACACAATTTATCGCAAGGGGACAAAATGACCACCACACGTAAGCCAGCAAGCAAGCCAAGCAATGCGCCGCGTCTGCAATGGGTACCGGCCAATGGCAAGCTTGGTACTAAGTCAACCAAGGGTAAAGCCGCCGACGGTCTGTTGGCCGACGGTACCGTAGCGTTTAGGTTGCGCGCCGACGGTCGGACTGCCGCTGCCAAGTGGACCGCTTACGCGGTGGACGCTAGCGGCGTCAACGTCACGGTCGGTACCGGCAAGGATGACGTGGCCGTGTACTACGCGGCAAAGGCCTACCACCACGCGTGGTACGCGGCAGCGGCGGCCGCTGACGCGGCCGCCGTGGCCACCGCGTAACGCCAACTGCCGCAAGGGTTTTGGCGCAAGCGCCAAAACCCTTGCGGCGCAACACAACCCGCGCGCAACCCGCGCCGCTACGCGGCGCGGGTTTTGGCGCGCGCGCCGGCCCCCGGGGGGGCCGGCAAAGTGCCGGGCGCCTCGGCGCCGGGCAGGCGGAGCCGGTTCTCCCTACCCCCGCAATCTTTGGCCCAACATTCTGAGCCCGGTTCCCAGATAGTGATAGGAGTCTGCGCTCGGGCGCAATGGGAGCCAGCACGCTGGCACCAATAGCTCTGTGACCAGCACTGGACCAGAATAATGACCCGAATGTTTCACGTGAAACATTGACTTTTCTTGTCCCCCCGATACAGAAGCATAGAGCAACTAACTAGAAAAGCCCTGGTCACGAGAATTAACGTCCGCACTGCTGGTGGCGAGTAGCCAGCGCGCTGGCGTATACTTAAAGAGAGGCCACCTATGGCATGAAGACAGAGGAGGCAAGGTGGAGATCACCTTGAAAGTTAGTGACGAGCCCGGAAGTATTGCACGCGCCCGTCAATTTTTGGACGCCCTGGAAGCGTCGCTCTACAGCGCCAAGGGACTGGAGCCCCGAGAAACAACGTCAACATCCTACGCCCCGCCATTTGGACTAGACGGTGACGAAGAAGTGGACGACGAGCCCCGGGACTACCTGGCAGAGCAAGAGGACTGGGAAGAAGCAGGCCCGGCCAAGCTGCCACCCACGCGGCACCAGCACCGTCACTTCCGCATCGCCAAGTACCTGGCCAGCCGGAAAAAGAGTGTCAGCGCCCGGACGTTATCGAGCGCGTTGGACTACCCCATTCTGGAAATCAGCTCTAGCCTGCAATACCTCCGCAACCGCGGGCTGGTACGCAACTTGTCGGAGCAGAACAGCCACCGCTGGAAGGCAACAGACGAATTGCGAGAGCGAGGAGTGGTCTGCGTATGAGAGTTACCGTGACGGCCGAGTTGGATGACGGCCAGGAGATGAAGCTGCACTGCGACGTGGACTCTGGCGAGAATCAGCGGTTCTGGTCGAAAGGGTTTATCAAGGGCGCCGTCATCGCGTCTGATGGAGTAAGACGGTTGATAGAAACCCGTTATGGCTCAGCAGACGAAAACGGACTGCACTTGGTATGACGGAGCCCACGTACACCGTCGTCCAGATCCGCTGCAATGACTGCGGTGAGCACTTTTGGTTGCATGATGAGAACCTCAACGCCTTTACCACACGTCATGCGAAGACCCACGCCAAGGGCCGCTGCAACAAGTGCGGCCACTGGAATGAAGAACACCATGACCGGTCACGCTTCCCTGAGCCCGTAGCGGGGTACCACAATGGCCCGCTGATTTGCTCCCACGCGATGGGCCAGGGTGACTTTTGCGGATGTGGAGTGGAGAAAGACTGATGAAGCACGAGATGCGTGACCTACGCATTCGCCTGACGGCGTTCGCTAAGGACTGCGTGCGCCACGGTGACATGACGCCTGGAGCCGAGCAGATGCTGCTGCGGATATTGGATGCGTCTGAGGAACACTGCATGGCGTGCGACCACCCCGCTAATGAGCACGACGACGCAGGTGTGTGCCACGCGCTGGACTTTGAGCACCCGGAGGATGGAACGATTCGCCACGACTGCGCATGCCCTGGACTACAGCGAGCGGGGAAGAAATGAGGTTTGACAACCCCGACGAGGCCCTGTCGATGGCTATGCGGTCGGTAGCCCGGGGCTACTCCTTCCAAGTGGATAGCCGTACCGACTTTGCTGAATACGCCCAGGCCGTAGCCCATGTACTGCAATTTCATGGGTGGGATTTGGTCTATAACCCGCTGGCACCTGGACCGGTGATGGAAGCCCGCTACGCCGAGATGGATAAGTTTCGCCAGCGGGGCATCAAGGACGCGAAGGAAAAGGGCATACCGGTGGACGATGCGCCCCGGGGGCCAGTGGAGTGACCACATACAAGGAAGTCAGTGATGACCTACTCGCCTACTTCTCCAACAATCGCGGGCCCGCTGATCACTACCGGACATATGGGGAGTATGACCTGGCGGTTATTGAATCCCTGGCGGTACTCCACCATGCAGACATCGCCGTGCCACCACGGATAATGGAGATGGTGGAGCAGTTATGCCAGGCCAGCCCACGTTTTGAGAAGTTTGCGCGGCGATGGATCTGAATCTGTGGTGGCTACATAGGTGCCAGTGCTGCCATGCGCGCAACAGGAGCGTCAGCGACTGGAGCGACAACGTCAAGTTCGCGTCCTATGACTCCCCCTTATGGCTGTGTGGTGAGTGTGGGTATGGCCTGTGCGACTTTGACTGCGATGGCGTCCCGTTTAGGACGAGGAACATGAGCTGGCTGGACGTTCGGGTCTCACCGGGCATCTACCATGACAAGCTCTGCTGGGTTGGCTGGTCGCCGCAGTTCCCACATATCTCGCTCTACGCCACCAGCAAGGATGGCGCTAAGCGCAACATGGAGCAGTGGGTCGAGAGCTACCTGACGAGGAAGCAATGGTGATCGCCATAGACTGATTGCGACCCTTGGAGGCCGTGAATCATGACTAGGCTTCTCGACTGCCTCACGCGCCTCCTACTCGGCAAGAGGCGCATCGACCACAACCCCATGTACGTGTGCATGATGGTGTGGGATCTCTTCGCCGGCGCATTCGCCGTGGTCGTGGGGCTGCCTGATGGGGCGATGACGCGCATGACCCTGGTCTCCCAAACCATCATCTGCTGGCTGATGTTCTTAGGTGGCGTGTCGTGCGTGTGGGGCATCGTCATGGGTACCAAGGTTGATCCGTACTACTGGATCGCCACCTGGATGCGACGCAACAACCAGATCGACATCCGCATCCCCTACCTCATGGGCATGGCTGGGACGCCGATGCTGATGGTCGCGTTCTTTTTCTATAGCGTCGCTATCTTTAGCCAGATGAGCTGGCAGCCCACGATGGCCAGTGAAGTCAGCCTGTCCTTCATCTTTGGCATTGGCGTGACGCTCAACTTCCTACGCTTCCTGCTGGAGATACGCCGGATAGGGGAAAGGCTGCCGGAGCTGATCCTGCGAGAGATGCAGATGCGGATGGGCGAAGAGCCCTTCTAGTCCTTGCGCCAGTAGATGCCAGCCCAGTCCACGGATTTCATCGGTACGGTAATCCTGTGCTGTTCTCTGTAGTCGTCTACTGCTTGCTTGCACGCATCGAGGCAATTGTAGTCATCCACAATCAGGAAGCCACCGGAGGACAACCGTGGGTAGAGGTACTGCAGGCCCGTCATGGTGCTCTCATAGAAGTCACCATCCAGACGGACCACAGCAAGCGGGCCATCCGGCGCTTCGGGCAGCGTGTCCTTAAACCAGCCTGGAAGGAAGACCGTACCGTCCAAGAGCCCGTAGCGGGTAAGGTTCTGCTTGACCTGCTCCATTGACACGGCGATGCCGTCGAAGTCCCAGCTGTTGAAGTGTTTGTCCTGGGCATACTCCCCTTTAGGCATCCCCTCAAAGCTGTCGGCAGCAAACACGGTGCGGTCGGTCACGCCGTGGGCCGTCAGGATCGCTTGCATGAGGATCAGGCAGCCTCCCCTCCAGACACCAGTCTCGATTAAGTCACCGGCGATGTTCTCTTCCAGGGCTGTCTCCACGCATTCATGCAGGTTGTCCAGCCGGCGCCTTCCCACCATGGTGAGCGCGAGGGTGGGTACGTGGTCCTTACCGTTCTCCCGGTCCTCAGCCACCACCGGGGTGCTGACCCTCAAGTTCCTCGGCAGCAGCCAGCTCGCTAGCCGCTGACGCCAGCCCTGCGGTTGCCAGATGTCACCGTCGTAGTCCTTGTAGAGGGAAACGGTCAGGCTGCTCTTCACCAGCTCGATATAGCGTTGCGGGTCCATGAAGCAGAACCTTAGACCGCCAGCGGCCGGCTCCACTGGCGCCGCTGCCGGCGAGTCACTTTGACGTGACACTGGTGGCAGAGGGTCTCGAGTGTGGCCAGGTGATGGTGGCAGCCGAAGTCGTAGCCAGCTCCCCGCCGCGGGATGATGTGGTTGACCTCAAGCCAGTTGGACTCTGGTTCCAGGGTTAGGTTGCTTCTGCTCCACAGGACAAACTGGCCGTTGTTCAAATAGCCGCAATTCTCCGGCATCCAGTTGCACTTAACGCAGCGGTGCCCATCCCGCTGTAAGGCTGCCTGACGTGCAGTACTCCAGTTGTGGTTGCGGTTGTACTGCTGCTCACAGGTGGTGCTACACCAGCGAGCTTGGCCTCCCACCAGGCCGTTTCCACAACGAGCGCATCGTCCCGCCACTGTATCGAAGGGGAGCAACGTACATCCCCCCGGCTGGAGTGCAAAGCGCAAGACGCTCATACCACAAATGGTACGTGGAAAGCAAGGCTTAGAGAAGGGGAGCAACGGATATATCATGCCGATACATTCCATATTGGTGCGGCGTGGCTCACACTGTGGATAAGTGTGAGTGGCGACCATTGAGAGTCAGCATGAAGCAGGCCGTGCTGCCCACGTAACGAAAGGCAACACCATGATTGTCCTAGGAATCATCTTGCTGGTGATCGGCTACCTGCTGCCTATCCCCATTCTGGCAACTATCGGCTGGCTTCTGCTGGTCGTAGGGGCAGTGCTGTTCATCCTTGGCAGCGTTGGGCGGCCCGTCGGTGGGCGCCGTTACTGGTTTTGAGTTATGACGCCCCCGCATGGTAAGTGCAAACATTGCGGCGAGGAGATCCTTAAGTCAGGAACTGTGTGGATTCATAAATCCAGTCGCACTGTGGGCTGTCCACGGATTGCGGAGCCGGAGGAGGTTAAACCTTTTGCCAAAAGAAGCCCATATGCCTCGCCAGCAAAGTCCGACTCCTGACGTTTCCGCAGGTAGTTATCGCCACTCAGCGCTCCGGATAAAAAGGTTCAGCAAATGACAGAGGAGGCCTCACAAAGTTTGCCAGATCGTTTCCCCGAATCGGCCCCGACATGGGAGGTCTGCTGGATCTGCGGCCTGCCTGCTAGAGAGTGCGAGGAGTTATCCCGTGAGCAGTGAACATTGTGGTGTCCACGGTTGCACTTGTCCTGACCCTGCTCAGTTTGAGCCCAGTGCCATTGCTGCGGCTATCCGTGCGCAGTTGCAATCAGGCATCGCTGCTGCGCTTAACCCTGAGGTCTTTGCGCACGCCGTGGTGCTAGAAATGAAGCACATCCTGGAGAGACTGGAGGAAGATGTCCCTCGACCACAATTGGCCGGATCAACCATCGTCAGCGACAGCCCAGGAACAACCCAGCTGCCCTGACCCGCTAGCCAACTTCTCCCAAATCCGCCAGATCTTCGCCGGCTCCCCTCGTATTGATGCTGGAGAGGATTAGCCTGCTGCTGCCCACCCGGCAGCGACCCAAGGAGCTGTTGCGGTTAGCGCAATCCGCGGTGGACACCGCGACCTTCTCTAGTCGCCTGGAACTGGTCACCTATATCGACAACGATGATGACAGTTACGACGACCTCGACCTCCCAATCTTCTGGCGCGCGCTACATGGGCCACGACTCCACAACGGCGCCGTCAACCTCTCGGTCAAGTGGAATGAATGTTGGAGAAGGGCCAGCGGCGGCATCTTCATGCACTGCGGAGATGACATCGTCTTTCGGACGGCAGGGTGGGATGATGCGGTCCGACGATCGCTCAACGTGCGACCCGGCAAGATTGGCCTGGTGTGGTGCGACGACTTCTCCGGGCTGGATACCACCCCAGGATTCGGGACACACAGCTTCATCCATCGCAATTGGACCAACGTCACCGGCCGCTTCGTGCCGCCATACTTCGTCTCTGACTACAACGACACCTGGCTCAATGAGGTCGCGCTGGCACTCAACGTCCAGACCTTTTTGCCTCACCACGTCACTGAGCACATGCATCACAACTTCGGTAAAGCGGAGCTCGACGACAACACGCTGGAGCGGCTAGCGCGCCATGAGGAGCAACGGCCAGAAGATATCTACAAGAACACAGCGTGTGAGCGTCGAGAGGAGGTGGCCAAGCTCTCTGCGTACATTGCTCGTATGCAGGTGGCAACGGCACCACAATGCACGTCGGGATGATCGGCATGGGGAAGCTTGGGCTTCCTGTCGCCGCAGCAATCGCCTCTCGCGGCCATGACGTATCTGGCTATGACCTCAACCCAGATGTCGAGACCTACCTGGCGCGCAAGACCCTCCCCTATCAGGAGGAGGGGTTGGAGAATCTCTTAGGCCGCTACCACGTCGGCTGGTGCCCCTCTCTTGATGAGCTGGTGGACGCAGCTGAGCTGCTGTTTGTAGCCATCCAAACCCCCCACGACCTTCCGTATGAAGGAACCTCTCCGTTGCCGTCCACCCGTAGCGACTTCGACTACAGCTACTTGCGGGCTGCACTCAAGGACATTGCCGACTCCTGTCAGGGCCGGCGTCGGACGGTGGCGGTCATCTCCACGTGCTTGCCAGGGACGTACCGCAGGGAGTTGGAGCCCCTGGTGACGGAGAACATGGCGTATGTCTATACGCCTCAGTTCATCGCGATGGGGACGGTGGTCTACGACTACCTGCATCCGGAGTTCAACTTGATTGGCATGTCGGATAAGGACGCCGCGCAGACGCTCAGCAATTTCTACTCCACTATCAATGGCGCTCCCACGTTGTGTACCGATATCACCACGGCTGAGGGGATCAAGGTCAGCTACAACACCTGGATCACAGCCAAGACGGTGATTGCCAATGCGTGGGGCGAACTGGCGGAGCGGATGGGAATGAATTTCATTGACCTCCACCGCGCCTGGTCGCTCTCCACGCGCCGCCTCATCTCCACGGCCTACATGGATGCGGGTATGTCGGATGGCGGAGGTTGCCATCCCCGCGACAACATCGCGCTGTCATGGTTGGCGGAAGAGATTGGGATGTCCCACAACATCTGGGACGATCTCATGCTGGCTCGACAGGACTATGAGCGTTGGCATGCCGAGGTGGCGCTGGACGCGGCGCTGAGGACGAGGCTGCCGCTAATCATCCTGGGCCGGTCCTTTAAGCCCGAGACTGATATCGAAACTGGGAGTGCCGCGTTGCTCATGGCGCACCTGCTGCGCGAGAAGTCGGTGGTGTTCTGCCACGCGGACGACCCCTCCCCGACGCGCGCGGTGTACTTCATCGCCACGCGCCATGCTCGATACAAACAGTTCCCCTTCCCGGTAGGGTCAGTCATAATTGACCCCTTCGGATACATCCCCGACTCATCAGGAGTTGAGGTTGTCCATTTAGGGAGGAGAGGCAATGCCTGAGACTGATAAATTCGGCCGGCCAATCACTCGCGGGATTGCCCGGCGCCGCCGCATTGCTGCGGAGCGCGCAAGCAAGGAGCACCTTAAAGGTGCCAAAGCCGGGGGTAGGCAGAATGCCAAGCGGTGGGAAGAAATTAAAAAGCAGCGAGCCAAAGACGTACCACAGCGATTACTCGCGGGCATCGACCATGCGGAAGAGCTTATGCGCGACCTCGGCTGGCGGATCTACTGATGGCGTGGTTCTACGCGGGCGAGTTCGTCCCGACGCGGGATCGCAATATCCGATACGTCAAGTCCATCGCTAAAGCGCTTCCCATCTGGGCGCATTACCGGGACCGCAGCATGATCCCGGCCAAGATCTTCCTCGACAACCTGGGCATCGTCGGCTCGCGGGTGGATTTGTCCCAGTCGGGCGCGGTGGTGGAGTGTGGGACGTGGCAGGGGGGAATGTCGGCGGCGCTGGTCGAGTTCTGCGGCCACGACCGCCGCTATTGCTTCTTTGACAGCTTCCAAGGGATGCCGCCGGCGAAGGAGATCGACGGCGCTGCCGCGCTGTCATGGCAGGCGGATGTTGATAGCCCGTATTACCGGGATAACTGCCGCAGCTCTCGCGCGACGTTTGAGGACACTATCGGACGTACCGGCATCAACAAGTCCAAGGTGATGGTTGTCCAAGGATTCTTTGAGGACACGCTGCCTAACGTTGACGTTCCCGACATCCTGGTACTGCGGCTGGATGCGGATTGGTATGACAGCACCAAGGTGTGCCTGGAGAAGTTCTGGGACAAGCTGCTGCCCGGTGGACTGTTGCTGATTGATGATTACTACATGTGGGATGGCTGCGCGCAGGCGGTCCATGACTTCCTGTCGGAGCGTCGTTTACCAGATCGTATTGAGCAGGGTCGATCAGGAGTTGCTTACATCATGAAGATGAAATAATGAGTGCCCTCGAGGACTGGTCTGATGAGAGAGTGTGCGCCTGTGGGATGCGCCACGACCTCCCCACCTATGCCCGCGCGTGGCGGGTAGAGCGTGAGGGTGAGCCCGACAAAGACTTCGTCGACTGCCACGCCGCGCGCATGTACTTCCTGGAATCTAAAGGGCCAGCCAAGTTCTACGCCACCCACTTCGGCGAGGGGCTCAACAAGCCGTGGCCTGAGCTGGAGCGTCATGCTGGCGATTGAGCGCCGCGGACTCCTTGATCTCTATCGGAGCGCAGCTCCGGGGGAGTGTCGTTTGCGGGTAAAAGAGGGCGAGTTGATCATTGAGCGCGCCGACCCCCACGTCTGGCTCGATGACACATTCCTCATGGGGACGGTCGGGAAGAACAAAGACAACCCCTGGGTGGATGTCATGTACCAGCCCAATGACCTCTGCGATCCCACGGACTGCTGCCAGACCTGGCGCGGAGGCCACTGCTTCAAGGGCGCTGTCATCACGATCCGCGCCAGCAATGGGACGGTGATCTACCGGATCGGGCGCTTTATTCGGCGCGGCGTATGGGAAGCGCACCGTTTGGGGGCTTGACGATCTCACATGGCGGGTCAGCATTAGCGCCCGTAACATGGAATCCAACCTCGAGTACTACGTGAGCTTCCGCTAACGCATTGGCGACGTCACCCAGTGCCTTTAGGTAGCCCTGCCAGCGGTGATACTCAGCGTCGTCGCCGGGATGTTCCGCAAGGCGCTTTTCAGCTAGCTCGTGTAGGCACCGGAGGTATTCCTCCATCTGGCCAAGCATACGGCCAAACGGACGAGATGTCTGTTTTTCTGGACGTGTTTTTGAGACGTTCAGTCTTCTTCTGGTGGGACCACGCTGGCGTAGCACTGCAGGCAGGCACCTGCTTCATAACACAAGCTTCCCGCGAAGATAGACACCGGGGTAATGCCGTCATCTGGCATTCCCTTCACCACCCGACCGCAGCCGTCGCATGTCCTATCTAAATCACCGGTGACGGTGAACTGCCATACACACTTCTTGCAGGCAATCTTTCCGGGCATCCAGGCAACGGCCCAACAGGGTTCAGGCGACTGCATTGTTGGCCGGTGGACGCAGGTTTGTACCTCCCCCTTCGACCAGGCCAGCAACGTGTCATAGAGCCCGAGGCGTAGCCAGTCACCCACCGTGCCTGGGTCAACAGAACGAATCGGTTTGCCACCGAGATTCTCGGACTCCGTCCTACGGACTTCATCTGCTGCCGCGTCCAGCTGATCTCGATATGGACCCTGGGATTGAGCGGAGGCAAACTCTTCCGGCGTTACGTTATCTAGCCACTCAATCATCTCGACGGCGTTATTGAACTCCCGTTCCATCCCCCACCTCTTTCCACGGCGCGGCGTATCCGTGCTTGGTTTCCCCTGTTGCGATGACGGTCCAGTACCAAAAATTCGACAGACCGTAGTCGCCCCAATATTGGCCGGAGGTAATTTTGATGACGCCATCCTCTGGGTGGAGGTATCGCTTGCCGATCTGGACCGGAGGGCCACCCATGACTTCCTCGGTCAGATCCTTAACCCATTGCTCAACCATTAGCTCTGGTCCCACATTTCGACGGTCAATAAGGCATCCTCGGGGAGATCGTCAATAGGGTCCGGAAGGTTCCTGTTGAGGACGAGGTATTTATTGGGATAGCCGCAGCCCAGCCAGTATGCCTCAGGGTGCTTGCTGTCTTTGTAGACCTCACTGCAATCCAACTCAGACTGCGCGACAGCGCGAATTTTGGAGTTCAGCGACCAATCCGGCGTTATTAAGTGCTTTTTGGTGACGCCTTCGTAACTGACATCGTAGGACCAACCCAATCCCATTAGTTAACCTCCATACGGTTATTGTGCTTAATGGGTTCCGGTTCGCCGGCGAAGTAAAAGCTAATGTCCTCGTGGCGCATAACGACATCCATGTTGTTGTTATAAACGGGCCGCAGGATGGTCACCACGGTGCGAGCATCCTCGGGGCCATGGGTACCGACAAGCACCGCGTAACCGCGGGCAGGATCGATGGAATCGTTGCTGTTCAGATAGGTCAGCATCTCATCCAGCATGTCACCGCGAGTGACAGTCGTCATCCACCCCGACTCACCCGGTTCCTTGGAGTTATCGAAGCGTCGGACAGTCTCGCTTAATTCGGTCATTTCCTCTCCTCACCGTATTTGCGGTTCTCACAGCTGCGAAAGTAATCAGACCACTTTTCGTCATCGCGTTTAGTGCCATGAGGTAGCCCGTGGTCGTAGGCATTGAACTGTTCAACGGCGCGCATAAAGGACTCCATAAAGTTAATGCCGCACGCCACGCCACGGACGGTGCCATGGGAGCACTTAATGGTGCACGCCATCCACTGGTCCCAATGGAAGGCAACGTCGGGACCACACTCCAGACCAAAGCACCCCGCGTCGTAAGGGTCGTCGCCGTCGCCATCATCGATCATGACGTGGAACATGTCCCGAAAGGGATCGTCCGGGCATTTATGGTCTGTACCCACTACTTACCCTCTCGGTTGTCACAGGCTTCCGCTATCGCGCGCTGGGCAATGTCTGTGGCGCGCTCGGGATCGACGGTGGCCTGGGATGCGCGACCCAGGATGTCGACGATGGCCTCCACATGGCTATAGGGGTGTGCTGTACCAAAGCGCTCAAAGCAGCTGTCACACCACCGGGCTGGTTTATGCGGCCAACACTCGGTGCAGGTGTAGGCGTAGTCGGTGCGCTCGCAGCTCACTCGGCCCCCATCTTGGACCGCTTGAGTGCGATGCCTAGCGGGATGCACGCCAGAACCACGACTGGCAGGGCAACAAACACCATGGGCTCCCATAGCTGCCGCCACTGATCGTCAGGGGGGATGTGGTGACCTAGTGCAAACATTGGCGGCATGATGCCGTAGAGCGCGTCGAGGAGACTGAGGCACATGGCAAAGGCCACGATGCCCATGTTGCGAGCCCAGATAGAAGCCCCGAGGCACCACAGGTAGATGACAGCTGCGGTGACCATCCAGATGGTGATGACGGTGCTGTGACTCATCCCTTCCCCTTGGTGCCTAGGGTTAGCTCTACTGCCAACCGCTACCCCAATTATACGCCAGCGCGCTGGCGGTTCAGTAGCTTATGCAGAGCAGTCGGGGCGAGATACGTCACGGTGACGTTTTGGCCACTGGTCCCAGCAACCCCCAGGTCAGGGGCATAAACGTGCTACGACGCCTCCGGCCATAATCGTTGGCATGTCGGACAGACCCTAACGGTGTCAGGAACAGATTGCCGGGACCGGTGCACGGCAGCTAGTACGAAAAGCCAAATAACGATGGCGCTGAATGGTCCGCTAACAAGGATTGTCGTCAGCACTGTGTCAGACATCCGAGAGCTCCTCGCTAACGGGTTTCGGTAGCCGGGCATACGTCGTGTGCAGATAGGCAATCAGTCCCCACAGGATGGGGCGTGATATGGCACTCACCATTGCGGCGGCGGTGTGCCAACTCCAGGCGTAGTGGATTTCACTGAAGCCCTCGAAAGCTGCGCCCACGGTGAGAGAGGCGTAGATGCCAGAGAGGACATAGTGTCCACCGAGTGCTACAAACCAGGCACGCTTGGAGTCGCCGTTACCCCTCTTAAGGACAAGATCAGCTACCAAAGCAATGAGCGCCGGGACAAACAGCAACAGGCCCCATAGCCACATCTCCGGGAAGATCGAGTGCGACATAGGACTCGGAAAAACCTCCGAGAATGGAATCCGGTCAGCCGCCGGTATGAGGTAGGAGCCACCCCATGTCAAGGAAACGAGTAGCAACCCGTTCTGGCTGTGCCATGTTGTCAGCGGAGACATGCCGCGCCGGTAGGGCATTGGACCTCCTTAGTGCAGATAATGTACCGCGCAAGTGCATAGGAGTGAGGCATGAAGCTGTTGGACCTCTTCTGTGGCGCAGGTGGGGCCAGTATGGGCTATAGCCGCGCTGGCTTTGAGGTCACCGGGGTAGACATTAAGGCACAGCCCAACTATCCCTTCGATTTTCACCAGGGCGATGCCCTAGCTTTCCTGGATCGCTACGGCGGCGACTTCGATGCCATCCACACTTCTCCTCCATGCCAGGCGTCCAGCGCGCTCACCAAGGGGACCAACAAGGGCAGGGTGCATGAGGATCTCATCCCAGCCACTCGGGCGGCGTTGCAGCAGTTCTCTGTTCCGACGGTGATTGAGAATGTCAAAGGCGCAGCCCTACGCAAAGACATCCTGCTCTGCGGCGAGATGTTCAGCCTGGCCGTCCTCCGCCATCGATTCTTTGAGTTCGAGAACTGTCGAGTTATCCAGCCGCCGCATCCACCACACCGCGGGCGCGTCGCCGGCTTTCGTCACGGGACGTGGTACGTGGGGCCCTACTTCGCCGTACACGGGCGTGGTGGCGGTAAGGGCACTGCCGACCAATGGCGCGCGGCGATGGGTATTGACTGGATGCTGAAAAAGGAAGTGGCACAGGCTATTCCACCGGCATACACCGAATACATCGGCAGCCAGATTCTCCACAAGGAAGTCCTGGATGAGGAGCCACTGATGCTGCCTCTGCTGTGGGACTGAGAGGACAGTGATGAGCGAGCCCCGCCAACGGTGTGAGGTGTGTGGCGACATAGAGATCGTCAGTTTGGACGGTCGAGGGTTTCCCCCCGATTGCGCGGCGCGGCGATTGGAGCGGCGTTGTCGCAGCAAGGGGCACGAATCGGTGATTCGATATCAAGCAGGTATATTTGAGGGGACCCGTTAGTTCGACTAAAGAAGCAAAAGATGCCGAGAATCAATTGCGCGCCGCAGTACACTCCGTCCATGTCGGCGATTGAGGCCCAGGACCTCGAGGAATACCTGCAGAAGATGTACAAGGTGGCCGCTGGTGCCCAAGTCACGCTCAACAAGCGCGGCAAAGGCGCCGATGAGAAGCAGCGGCGCTGGTGGGATGGTTACCAGCAGGCACTCAATGACGTGTCGGATGCTGTGAAAAGAGTGTCCTCGCCCGACGAGTGACCTGACGGGCCTATCCTTGCGCTATGGACGATCACACACTGCTCATCGTTGACACGATCGGCATCTGGCTAACCCTATTCTCCGTACTCTTTTTTCGGTGGCGCCCGTAATCGCAGGTGCGAATGCGGGCATAGCCAACTAGAGCACCACCCCACCTGCACTCATACTGACTATCCTTCGGGCGAGTCGCCACGCGACTGCCCATGTCGTGCGTTTTCATAGGAGAACCCCCGCCGCGCCAAAGAGAGGGGGGGTGGGGACGCGGCGGGGGCGGTCTCTGCGGACTTAGATCTTGCCGTCCGCGGTGGCCCCTACGGCCTGGTTAGTGATCGCATCCCACGCCTTCTCCTCAGCGCGTACCCTCTGCAGGGTTTCAGTGATCGGAGCCCCGTTGGTATCGGGCTTGGCGCTCTGGCCACCAAACATCTGAGCAACCATGCTGATCATCGGCGCAATGGTGGCCATCGTCTTGGTCAACCCCTCCGGACCATCGAGGATGGTCAGGTTGGCGCCGTTGAGTCCTAAGCCTCGCGCAATTGCCTCGGCAATCAACGGCTGGTTGTTAATCTCCGCCATCCGTAGCTGGGCGCCCTCATCCGCGGCGTATGCCTTGGCCTTGGCTTCCTCACCAGCCGCCTCAGCCAACCCATAGGCTTTCTTCGCGGCGGCAGCAGCATTGCCTCTGGCAAGATCTGCGGTTGCGTCGGCCTCACCCTGGCGTTCGATAGCCTCCGCAGCCAGTAGTGCACTGTCGCGATCGGCGGTGGCCTTGGCTCGAGCCACGTCGGCAGCCGCCTCAGCCTCTTGGCGATCTTTGTTGGCCTTGGCCGACGCTTCCCACTTGACACGCTCAGCGTTAGCCTCCGCAGCAGCAGCTTGGCCCTGGGCTTGGATACGAGCCTGTTCGGCAGCCGCTTCCGCCGGCTTGATCACCTCAGCGACCAGTTGTTGCTGGCGCAGCTCTGCGTTGCGTTGGGCCAGGTCGCTTTGCATAGCAATAACCTTCTGCTGATGCTCAGCGGTTGCCAGCGGTCCAGCCTGTGCGGCCTCAGCAGCAGCAGCCTGGGTCTCTGCGGCGTATTGAGCATTGGCAATCTCAGTGTCGCGTGCTTCCCTAGCCTGCTCACGCAGTGACTTTTGCTGCTCAGCTTGGGAGGCCTGGTCAGCCTTGGCCTGTGCGATCTTGGCAGCCTGCTCCAGCGCAGCCATCTGCGGTTTGGCCATGTTGGCGATGTAGTTACTCCCCCCGTCGTTGAAGGCTTCAATCTGTAGTGAATCGACGGTCAGGCCCATCACCGACATCTCATTTTGGGAGCCGGTCAAGACTTCCATGGTGAGCTTCTCGCGCTCTTGGATGAGCTCCTCAATGGTCAACCGACCAATGATGCCGCGGAGGTGGCCGACAAAGATCTTCTGCGTCAGGTCCTCCATGGCTCCCTTCTTTTGGTCGTTGAGGAAACGCTGCGCTGCTGCCGTGATTGCGGTAGGCGTGTTGTCGACCTTGAACGCCACGACCGCTTCAACCTCGACGGTAATGCCGTGCTTGGTGTAACACTTCTCTGCAACCTCGACCTTGTGGGTTTCCAAGCTGAGGAATCGGACCTTGCGGAATCCGGGCAATACCCAGGCTCCATGGCCAGTGACGATCTTAAACTGACCGCCCCCCTCTGCCTTCTGCTTGCCGCCTGAGATCAGCATTGCCTGATCAGGCGCTGGTACTCGATAACCGAGCATTTCTCCTACTTCCATTTGTGGCCGGGTTGAGCGGCAGAAGGCGGGCGGCCACTCCGCCTTCTGGTGGTCTAGCCCTCTTCTTCAGGCTTAGCGGCCGCCTCCTTTGCCTCCCGTAGGAAGCGCTTGGCGACTTCTATCGGGTCCACGGCACTGGTGTAGCCGTGGCAATTCCCGCAGTACCCCATCTCGATATCGCTCGGGTGAAAGCTCCTAAAGCCACACACCGGGCAGGTAATGGAATCCGTCACGCGACGGCGGCAAAGATGCAGAAGGCCAGCGTGATGAAGGTGACTACAGCGATCACCCCCATGATCAGACCAACGGGGGTGTCTTCCTCGTACACCGGCTGAGGGCGTAGGGGTGGCGCCTCCGGACCTGGGGCATAGCGCGCAAGCGTGCTGCCGCTTGTAGTGCTGCCAAATAGGTAGTTCCAACCGCTGCTCAGGGTGGTGCAATAATCTATTGAAGTTCCACCAAGAAGAGATCCGCGGCTAGGGCTGCAAAAGCAAGAGCCGCCCAGATCCAAGTGGTGGCGGTAATCCCGGGTCATCATTTGATGAATCAATTCCTGTTGTTCGGCTATAGACGCCTCCCGCCACGCCTTTTCTGCATCCAGGTAATCCACAAAGTCGTGGATCTCTTGGGGCGTGATTTCCGCTTCGTCGATCTCGAAAATCTCCGGCGTAGGAAAGTCGAGTTCGTGCAGCGGGGTTAGTTCGATTGTCATAAATTCCTACCTGCCTGTCGGAATGGACTCCGGTTGACCCTCCGCCAACCGTTACCCTTAGCCTACGCCAGCGCGCTGGCTATTCGGTACGGTTTGGGTGAACCCACTACGTCAGGGCGACGGCGCCTCGGTGGTGGAGCTATGCGGAGAATGGGGAAAAATAACAGGGCCTCGGGGCTCTTCCTTAGGGGCAGGAGCATGGACAGGCTCATGAATAGGAATGTGCTCACCGGCGCTGCACGCTTTGAGGCCTGCGCCGCTGAATGCGGTGGTCACCAGGACCAGTGGAACGAGAACGTAGGCTAATCTGCGCTTCTTTATCATCATTGTCCTCTCATAAATACCGAAGTCAGGCCCGGGGTTTCCCCCGGGCCTGACTGGCTGCTACTGCTGGACGCTCTCAGCGGCAGGCGGGGTGCCTGCTGCCACGATGGCGTCTAGCCGGGCCTTACCTGCGTCCTCACCCGCTGGCAGTGCTTCACCGCGCATAGTGGCGCGGATCTGCTCGAGGCGCTGCTGACCGGCCACGTGCACACCGGCCGACTCGACCTCCAACATGCGTCCCTGGACGCTGTTCTCGGCCAGCTCCGCGCTACCCAAGGCGTTGGCGTACCGGCGCTCGATCTTGTCGCGGACATCGTCCAAGCTGGGGGTAGTCCCTGGTACGGCGATCTCGCTCATCGACCGCAGTGAGGCGCTGACCTGCTCCTGCATCTTCGCCTGCTCCAGCTGACTTAGCAGCTTGGTGCGCTCCGCCAATCGCTGTTGCAACGCCATCGCATTCTGCTCTACGGCCTGCTTGGCTTTCTGCGCCGCGGAGAGCGCTTGGTCATGCAACGCCTTCATGTCCTCGACGTTCTGCTCGGCGCCGACCAGCTGGGCTGCAAACGATTCAGCTGCGTTGTTGTACTCCGCGGCCTTGGCGGGGTCGGTGGCTTGATCGGCCAGAGTGACCGCCTGGCGCACGTTGACCTGCAGCTTCTCAATGTCGGCCAGTTGGCGGTTCAGTCGGATCTCCAGCTGGCGCTGGTTGCCGATGACTTGGGCTGCTTGCTGACTCAGCGCCTGGTGTTGGCGCTGCGCCTCCTCGATCGCCTGTTGGATCTGGACTTTCGGATCGGCGCGCTCGTCGATCTTCGCGTTGAACAGCGCCATCAGATACTTCCACGCCTTGACGAATGGGTTGGCCATCTTGTTGTTGCTCCTTTGTTGATTGGGGTTGTGTTCCAAAAATCCCTGCTCCCCCTGGCGCTAGGAGGTGGTTAGCGCCAGGGGGGCAGAGTCGCCATATCGGTCTTAGGCCTCCAGGTCGTCGTAGGTGATCTGGCCGGCGAATCGCCCTTCACACTCCGTTGACCCGCACCAGTGATTCTCGGCAGTCTCGTGACAGTCCAGGCAGGGCTGCTGGGCCTCTTCCCTGCTTAGTTCGTCAAACACAGCCTGCGCCAGCTCTTCCTTACGGAGTCCCTGCTTGTGGAAGCGTTCGTACACCTGGACCATGTGGGGCACTCGAACAATGGCGCTGGCGTGGTGCAATGTCACCCACCTAGCGTTGCCCTCCTCACCTAGGTCTACGTCCTGGCTGGTTGAGCCGACGTAAAACGCTCCACCGGACCACACGGCAGTCGTGTCAGCCATCCGGCTCTGCGACCACCGGCCAATGTCGCTGCGCACCTCATGGGACGGTTCACGTGTCGGCGTATCCACCGTGACCACCTGAACCTGGCCAACACCCTGTACGGGCACGACCGTCCGGTGCAGCAGGGCGGCTTGCGCTACGTCGCCAACCCTTTTCCCCGACCTTTTCTCCATGCGTTCCTCCTTGCGGGTGGCCATTTGCCAACCGTGTTACCAGTATATGCCAGCGCGCTGGCTATTCAGTAGGGTTACTCTGATTGGCATGCACCGTTATATGCCAGCGGGCTGGCGACCCCGGTATAATGGCGAGGTAAAGCCGGCCATCCGGGCTGGCATGCAAGAGATGGAGCATCGGTGACAAATTCAGACCTCACGTTGATTGCGTTTCTCGTGGACCGCAGCGGTTCAATGGCGTCGTGCAAGGACGACATGCAAGGGGGACTCAACACCCTGATTAAGACGCAGCGTAAGGAGCCAGGTAAGGCCGAGGTGGCGCTGGCGCAGTTCGACACGGAGTACGAAATTCTCTGGCAGCCACAGTCCATTAAGAAGGTCGGCAAGTACGAGCTACACCCCCGCGGTAGCACCGCGCTACTGGATGGCATGGGTCGCTTCATCACCGAGATTGGGGAGAGCCTAGCCAAGCGCGATGAGGAAGATCGGCCCGGCAAGGTCATCATGTGCATCGTGACGGACGGTTACGAGAACAGCAGCAAGGACTGGAATCGCGAGCAGGTGCGCAAGCTAGTCCAGAAGCAGCGTGACCAGTGGCAGTGGGAGTTTGTCTTCCTCGGCGCCAACATGGATGCCGTCAAGGAAGGCGCATCCCTGGGCATCCAGCGTGATACGTCGATTACCTACACGCCTGCCAACGCGTCGAACGTCTATGCGTCGACGAGCAGCCTGGTGTCGAACTACCGCGTTGCCGGTGCTGCCGCAGCCAACTTCACTGACAGCGACCGGAAGAACGCCGTCACTACCCCATGAGTAATCGCCGCATGGCCCGGCTCATGATGCTTTTGCAGTCAGCCGGGACGCTTGCGCGTGAGGACAGGCACCGCGTCGTCAGCGCGATCCTGTACCGCAACGTTGAATCCTTTAAGGACCTCACCGATATCGAGATTGAGGGCACCGTTGCCGTTCTGGAGCACTGGGAGCGTCAAGGTGAACTACAAGAGCGTTGCCGGGCCTGCGGTGATTAAGGCGTTGCGTTCAAGCGCAATGGACAGAGAAGTGGCAGAGTAAGCACGTGGAGCAAAAGGGGCGCTACTATGCGCTACACGCACACGAGCGTGACTTGATGATCTGGCAACTGCGCGCACGCGGTATGCCGATGCACAAGATTGCTAAGAGAGTTGGAATGTCGGCCTCCGGCGTCTGCCGCGCACTGGAACGCATGAAGGCTGGCCGTAGTGGAACGGATCGACGAGAGTAGTGCTTGACCATTTGTGCCCTGTATGTCACCAGCCCGTGTCAAAAACACCCCATCAGTGCATCTTCGGACACTATGACAAGGCGAATAATGTGTGTCCAGGCTCATTTGAGCCCTTTGAAATCGCTTTAACCAGCTATGAACGCCTGGGAATTAACCGGAGAAAGGCCTAGAAGTGCCAGATTCACCTAAAGAACTGCCGGAAAAAAAGCAGAACTGGCGTAATACTGTGGCGATTGGCATGGTCGCACACACGCAGCGAGAAGAGCGCGCCGAGAAGGTCTGCGGTGACATTGATGCCGATGTCTGCAATATAGACGACGGCACCTTGGGGTGCGAGGACAACCACCTGGAAGTTCTTAACCAGCTGAAAGAGAAACGCAAGCGCAGTGAGTGGGTCGTCGTCCTGGAAGACGACGCCGTGGTGATCGATGACTTCCGTAACGAGGTTGGCCGTGCCTTAGCGTCGGCACCTGCGCCTATTGTGGGCTTGTACCTCGGGACCGGTAATCCCTCCGGGGAGACGCAGCGCCAGATTCGAGAGGCAGTAACACGTTCACAAGGCTGGATTCTTGGTGATGCCCTTATTGGTGGCGTCGGTTATGCCATTCGACGGGACCTGCTCAAGGATATTATTGATGGGATTACCGACCGCAAAGAAGAACTTCCATTACGCATTTCCCGCTGGGCTCAGCAGCACAAGATCCTCATTGCCTACCCACAGCCCAGCTTAGTCGATCACCAGGATATTGATCCGGTGGGTAAACCGCACCGCGGACCGCACTACCTACCGCGCAAGGCATGGAACTTTGGACCACCTCGCGCCAATTGGCAACAGCCCGCTGTCCAGCTAGGCACGTGTCCAGGCTGGAGCACTGTCCACCCACTTGAGGGCGACTGGATGCCGCTGAAAAGAAAAAAGGTGGTTGGCTAAGGCGGCGTGGTGCTTATCCCACAGCGCCGTGCCATCGGAAACTTACTGCATGGCATGCACCAACTGCGGACACTTGCCTGAGCAACATGGCGACGAGGGCTGCCGGGTCCAGGTTCTCACGGGCTGGAATGAGACTCGAGCATGCTTCACCGGCAGCCGACCCTGTACGTGCGATGGGTACCACGGTGCCCCAGTGCCTGTTCCTATGTCCAAGGTTGATCTGACCGCCTGCCCGCACGAGTTTCTCAAGGGTGCTACGTCGTGTGTGCACTGCGGGGTTATGCGGGGGCCTTCATGAAGCCTGAGGTCACCGTATGTGTGCCTTGGCGGTCCTCTCCTACACGACTCCCTCCGTTTGAGCGCACGATGGCCTTCTGGGAACAGACTGGTTGGCCCATCATTACTGCGGATTGCGACGGTGATGTCTTCAGTGCTGCTCAGGCCAGGAATAGAGCCGTAGGACTGGCGCGGTCGGAGGTCGTGGTAATAGCTGATGCAGACACCATCCCCCCGCTGGAGAACGTATTGGCGGCGGTAGAACACCCGGAGGGTGTTACTTGGCCCTTTACGCGCTGGGTGCTCATTCCTGCAGAGTGGGTGGACCGACCGTATGAGGAATTTGTTGACGCGCCAGTCCTGCTGGAATATCCCAAAGGCCTCGGCGCGGTGATGATCTGTACGCGTGATGAGTATTGGCGACTGGGAGGGCAGCCGCCGGAATTCTATGGATGGGGGTATGAAGACGCAGCTTTCCATATCGTTGCAGAGACGCTATCCAGCGTTAACCGGATGCCCGGTACGGTCTACTCAATAAATCATGATCAGGAACCGAGCTGGACCCGCGACGAGACACGTAATCGACCGCTAATAGAGCCGTACATCCGCGCCGGCAAGAGGCCGTGGCTGATGCGACATCTGCTTAAAACACGGGAGGACGACGATGGAGGACAGGTCGACGTTGAGCAGTCAGCGTCTGTCTGAGCGCGACTACCAAACTATGTGCATCCTGTTTGGGTTCCACGACTGGCGTAAATTTCGTGAATTTGTCTTCGAACAAGAGGCAAAGAGACAGGCCAACGTGCAACGCCGGGTTTAATCTGGCTCGTATGGACACCTTGGAACTTGCGTATCGCCGCATCCTTGCCAGCCCCCACCGCCGCCTCCCCCCGGAGCTGCCGCTACCGGAAGACAAGAAGCCCAAGGTCGTTCCAGGTAAACCGGGTGACAATGACCCCCTCCCCAAGGCCGACGTTCTCATCGTCACCTATACCAAGGCTGAGGGTGAGGCGTTAGCAGATATCCTCACACCCGGCTTGTCGTCGGATGATTGGACTAATTACCGCAACGGGTTCTCCGTTATCCACCAGCTGATTGAGGGCCACCGCGCGCCAGCTCTCCAGGCGCGCAGCTCCGGCATTTGGGCGCAGATCACCATCGGTGACACCAAGGTCGTGGTGATGAAGTCCAACCTGCATCCAGCTACGGATGGACCGCGCCTGCCGATCGCCACGGCGTGGAAGCAGTGGGTCAAGCAGGCCGAGCCCAGCCTGGTCATCTCTACAGGTACGGCTGGCGCGGTGCAGGGCACTACGCAGCTGGGCGACGTGGTGGTGTCGGGCCACGTGTCGTGGGACTGCCGCAAGCAGTTCAAAGGGGCAGCCTTCGCCGGTCAGGCGTATACGACTACGGCGTCGATCGATGAAGCGACATATGCACAGGTGACGCCGCTGCTTCAGAAGACAAGCTCAGCGCTGCCAAACCTCACGCGGCCGGCTCAGCTCTGGCTGGACGGCGACGACCCTGCTCACATCATCACCACGGACTTCTTCGCCTTCGACGATGAAGAGAACAGCTATGGCCTACAGACCTTCGACCCCAAGGCCCGCGCAGTGGAGATGGACGATGCAGCGATGGCCTACGCGCTCGAGGACGCCAAGCTGCCGTGGCTCATCATCCGCAATGCCTCAGACCCACAGATGCCACACGGCTCCTCCTTGGAGCAAGAGGCTAAGGACGCCAGCCACATCTATGAGGAATATGGCCAGGTGACCTCCTGGGGTTCTGCGCTCTCCTGCTGGGCCGCCTGCGCCGCTCTTTAGCATTGCCCTGCCAGGCCGAGCCCCACCACGCGTCGCTCCGCCATACCGCACCATGCCTGCCTTGCCGCGCCTAGCCCTGCGGTGCATGGCCAATCCATGCCTAACCACGACTGCCGTGCCACGCATTGCCTGGCGTTGCCGTGCCACGCCAAGCCGCACCACGACTGCCTGGCCGTGCCAGGCCGTGCCCAACCGAGTTCCCTGCAGGCCCTGCCGTGTGCTGACTGCCTCGCGTTGCCGAACCTCGCCAAACCCCGCCCGGCCATACCCAGGTTCGAGGAAAAATGGCTTAGGCAGGCGGCTCGATGGCCTCAATCCTCTTGGCCTTCTTGCGCTTGCGGGAAGCATTAGCTTCCCGTTCCAGGGTGGAGGCGTACCCTACGAGATGCTCAAACCGACGACGGAGGTTCTTGACCTCTGCATCCAATGTCATCTCGAGGAAGCGCAGGGTGTCGGGATCTTGTAGCGCCTCCTTAGCCGCCGTGTAGCCACTCAAGCCGCGGCCAATCTCCCGGTTGGCCAGGTACTCACGCGCTGCCGCTTGCCGACCCTTGTCTGACACATAGACGACTCGACAGCTGCGAATATCGCGGGAGATCTGCTGCTTGCGGTATTCACGGCTAGCCTTCTCGTCGTCCCACTCATAACGGTCATGCAGTGGGTGCGTCGGGTTAGCGACATCATCGTGGATGTCGTCTAGGTCCAGACTCCTCCCGTGGGAGTTGTACCAGTCCCGAAAATAGTCTTCCAATATCGCGCTCATGCTTGCCTTTCTCAATAAGGCGGCGGCGGCTCCCATGCGCCAAGAGCCACCGCCGCCAGTCATTGGGTTCAGTCGACCTTTTCCTTTTGGATGTCTCCACTGATCTCGTAGGTGCCAAACTGGCCGGTCTTCTCCGGACGCCAGTCCCCGACACCGACGAACTGACCGCCGGCATCCACCAGCGACAACAGCGAGTCCTGGAAGATGCTGCTGGCCACGTACTCGATTTCGAGCATGGCGCTCCACTCTGCAAACATGGCGCGGAAACGAACCTCAGCGTTGCCGTTGGGTAGGCGCACCGTGTCCTCTCGGGGCTCAGGCTTGCCTTCGATATCGACCAGCGCCAACGGATCTGCCTTGGTCAAGACGCCCTTGACCATGAACATCTGCCGCAGTCCAGTCATCGACACCGACTTGTCGTAGAACCGAGCGGCGCCAATGGTGGCCTTGCGGAATGCGCTAGCGGGGAAGCCGTACCTCTCCTGGCCGTTACGGGAGATCTTGTACAAGCAGGCCTCATACTCCGCCTGCGGGTCGCGGACCTCCCGCAGGGACTTACGGGCTGTCTGCTTCTCCAGCATCATGCGCCGCGCCTTCTCGTCAAAGCGGTGCACGATCAAAGGGGCCGTCCCCACAATGGGGACGAATATGCGCTCCACTTGGATGCGCTGAATTTGGACAGGAGGCGCTGTGCCTTCTGCTGCCGCTACTTTTGCCTCACCATCGGCTTCCGTGGCCGTCTTGGTGCGAGGAGCCATGTCTGGCTAATCCTTTCGTGGTCGGATGGCCTTGTACCATTCCGATCTCGCCTCGACATGTGGTGAGCTGGCCTCTTGCCAACCTCACCTACTAATTATACGCCAGCGCGCTGGCGCTTCAAAAGGGTTTTGCCGGCCCTGCCAAGCCCTACCAAGAAACGCCACACCGTGCCGTGCCGGACCAAGCCGTGCCGTGACTGCCTTGACGTGCCCTGCCAAACCGGGCCCCACCGCGCGCGGCCGTGCCAGACCTAGACTGCCTTGCCACGCGCCGCCTTGCTGAGCCAGACCATGCGCTGCCTCGACTGCCACGCCCTGCCCCACCGCGCCATGCCCGACCTAACCAAGCCCAGCCGGTCCAGACCCGGCCACGCCATGACCGCCTTGCCGCACCAGGCCCTGCCGCGCCGCACCATGCCATACCTCGCGCCGCGTATGCCTCGACTGCCTACTTCTTTTTCTCCCGCAAGCCCAGATCGACGGCCAGCACGATCCCGGCTACGCCGGTGAAGAGTATGGCGACGGCAAGACAAATAGCACCCATGCACCACACGGTGCCGTCGCGATCTGGGGCGAACGCAAAGCAGAGAAGTCCTGCTGGCCAGAAGAAGGCGGCTATGCCACCGGCCAGCAGGACCGGGATCTCATCTTCCTTTGGCTTTCTCACCCTTACCTTCTAAGTTGGCGGCGCAGCCGAGCGGGAGGTAGTCGCCCGGCTGCACCGTTCGTCAACTGGTCTATGCGGTGACTGGCTCCAATGTCTTGGACCTGCCCGGTTTGATGTTGCGGTTCAGCGCGTACTTCTGCATGGCGCGCTCATCCCATAGGGGGCGCTTGCCAAGTATGGCTGCTGGCTTGGGGAAGTTGTCGTCGGTGGAACGCAACTGACAAAAGCGCGAGCGGGACACTCCCACCAACGCAAGGGATTCCGTCGTGCTGAGGAGTTTGGCTTTGGGCATATCGGAGATTCGACGGTAGTCCGATTCGCGGATCGCGTAGGCGCCGTCGATTCTTGGGGCCGGTCCCACGCCGTGCGTCTTGTCGATCTCCCGGATGGCCTGCTCCACCGCGGTGCGCAGCGGCCACTTACCGGGCATGTAGAGCGTCGCGTGGATGCCCCAGTCGGGTACGCGCGCAATGGAGCCGTCGAACTCCGACAGGTTCACCTCCCAGCGGACTATTTCCTCCGTTGTCTTCTCGGTATCGACAACAACGGTGACGACCCAATCGTTATCGGTCATGCCTCTATCCCCTGTTCAACGCGCTCTTCATCGTGGATGAGGTCACTTAAGTCAATGACCTCAGTCGCCTTTGTGGCGGGCTTTGTGGGCGGCGTGACGATCTCTGCGATCCGCTCTTGCGTCAGCGTGCGCTTGAGGTGGCCACGGCTTGAGTAGGAGATCTGACCACCTTGAATGATCTCATTCAAGGCGTACAGGACCTCGAGGCGGTCGCGCGCAGGGCTAAACAGCCAGTCTTTTTCTGAATCAAGCAGGCCCAGCAGCTCCTTGCCGCGGTCCTCGATATTCATCTCTCGGCCGTCTTCGGTAATGATGAATTGGATGGAGTACAGCTCCGTAAGCTCATCTTCACCCGGCAGGACGAATTCATCCGTCAAGCCATCGTCGGTGATAATCGCCCAATCACCCGACAGCATGGATGCCCAGCCGCAGACACAGCCGGTGCTGTTGCATTGCACCGCGGTGTACTTGCCCTTTTGGACGCCCTTCTTAAGAACGTCGGCGGGGTCAATGAGAGCCCACGACTCCTGTTGGTGACTCTCAGGGTCGGTGAGGATCTTGTCCCGGACCCGCCGTGCTATCTCCTGGCGTTTTGCTTTAGTCGAAGTCATCAACCATGCCTTCCTTTGCGGTTACCTCGATAAGCCGGGACCGGGCAAGGTCGCAGTTTTGGCCGAGTCCGTCGTAGATAGCGTTGAGCTCTTTTTTGGCCTTTTCGGCCTCCTGCGGCGTGTGGTACACCGCGATCTCAATCTTCATTACCGACTCCCCACACAAGTGGCCCGTTGCCACCGGCTTAATACCAGTATATGCCAGCGCGCTGGCTGTTCACTAGGGGTTTCATGGTTTACCGTTGACGGTCAAGCACGACACGCCGAATCTGCTCAGGGTTCATTCATCTTCTAGCCGGACAATGTGGAGATGCCAGAGCCAAAGCCACGCCGCAAGCCCGGCCCACGTCCTGACGAAAGCAAAGAGGACAGGGCCCGCCGAAACCATCGAATCATGGCGCTGTTCGTTGCAGGCAACAGCGACAATGAAATCGGCCGACTCGTAGGCGTCACCGGGGTACGCGTCAATCAGATCATCAAGCAGGAGCTTAAGAACGCCGCGCGCCACCATGAGCTGCTGACAGATCAGGCGCTGGCCATCTATGTCACACGATTAGAAACGCTGCTAAAGGCGGTGTGGCCCAAAGTAGCGCAGCAAGACCTCAAGGCCATTGAAGTTGCTCGCCGGCTGCTTGAGCAGCAAGCTCGGCTCTATGACCTGGAAGAGGACAAGATGCCTGCGCTGCCGCCAATGTCGGAGCAGGATTTGTCTGATGACGAGAATGATCCTCGCGACGAGCTGTCTAAGTACCGGATGCGCCACCGACGGAGGGCAGGTCAATGAGAGATCTCCTCACAGCAATTGCCATCCTCGCGCTGGCTGCCGCGGGCATCAGTTCCGTATTGAGGACGTGGTGTTAGACCTCTTACGGAATGCAATGGGGGCCTTTGGGTTGGCCCTCCTACAACCCGTGAAGAACATGATCGGAGAGGTTGTGCGGGACGTAATGATCGAGTTCACTGTTGACGACCCCCGCGCGGGTGGCCCCCTTTCGTGCTACAAGTGTGGTGGAGAAACTGAGCATGGTGTTTGTCCGCAGTGCCAGCCACTGGCCTACGCACGACTTCCCGAGGAATGATGGCCAGTCCGCTTGTAGAAGATGACATCTGCCGTATCGGCAGTACAACCCCTCGCGTCTACACGCCGCCGCTGAAAAAGAATTGCTTGGGCCCGGTCGTTTATGAGGACGGCGAATCCGTTGAGTGCTATTGCGGGTGCGGACTCAATCCGGATACGTCCTGGGGCTTTGACTGCATAGAGTTTCTGGAAATGGTCTGCGGCTGGGCACTGATGCCCTGGCAAAAATGGCTGTATGTCCACGCCCTCGAGAAGGGCAATGACGGCGCGGGATTTCGCTACAAAGTCCTTCTTATCCTGGTGGCGCGGCAGAACGGTAAGTCGCGATGGCTCAAGGGAATTGGGCTCTGGCGACTATTCCTTTCCCGGTATGGCCGCGCGGACAAGGAATGCCCTGGAGCACGCCTGGCGGTTATCGCCGCGCAGAACTTGGACTACGCCGAGAACATGCTAAAGGAGGTCGTGGACGAGATCCGCGACAATGAGCTGCTATGCCGCGAGCTGATTAACCACCGCGTCACCAACGGTAAGCACCGCGCAATCCTCACCAATCGCCGGTACTGGCGCGCCGCCACCGCCTCCCGTAAAGGCGCTCGATCGCTGTCAGTAGACATCGCTATGTTGGATGAGCTCCGTGAGCACACCACCTGGGATGCATGGAACGCTATCGTCCCGACCACCACCGTTCGTCGCTATTCCCAAGTGGTGTGCACCAGTAACGCAGGCGACCTCCGCAGTGAGGTCTTGCGTGCACAGCGTGACGGTGCCTGGCGCCGCGCCACCACCGGGGAAACAGAACACACCACTACAGGATTCTTTGAGTGGAGTGTCCCGATGGAGGAAGACCCGCGCGACCCGCGGTTCTGGTACATGGCCAACCCCTCCATGGGCCTGCTTAACGACTTCACCTTGGAGGATCTCAAGGGATTCCTTGAGGCCATGGAGTACCGCAACATGCCAGGTTTCCAGACTGAGCACCTATGCCAATGGGTGGATGCCATGCAGCCCGGCATCATGCCGGCGGAGCACTGGGCCGAGACACACGACAGCGGGAGCGCTAGAGCGCCGGATAGCAAGGTGTACGCGGCACTGGATGTCAACTACGAGCGGTCGCGTAGCTACGTGGCCATCGCCGCTCGGCGTACTGACGGCTACCTACATATTGAGGTTATTAACGCCGCTCGAGGTACGGACTGGATCATCCCATGGCTCTCCGACCCGGAGCGCAAGAAGCGGTTTGAGGGCGTGTGTATCCAGAAGAGCAGCGCGCCGGTCAGCGGCATGATTGAGGACCTCAAAGCTGCGGGCGTCAAGGTAGTGGAGTGGGGCCCCGGCACCGAGATCTCTGCCGGGTGCCACCTGCTGTATGACCAGATCACCGAGCATCGGATCTTCCACCGCCCCGCGCCCGTCCTAGACCGAGCAGCAGCCAGCGGTGTGGCTCGTCACGTCGGGGACGGATGGGTGTTTGATAGGAGGAACTCACCTGTTGATGTCTCGCCCCTTGTGGCATGTGCAGCCGCGGTATGGCTGGAACACCATCGAGGGACGCCACCACCGGAGATCCATGACTGGCCGACCGACGACATCATCCAGCAGTGGGAAGAAGAAGCGAGAGGACCCTTGTGGCAGACGACAACGTGACGCAAATCGGCGGCGGTGGACGGCTCTATGCCGATGCCCGCGAGAAGGAGAGCACTGCGCGTCAACGTCTTGTCAATCTTGCTGCCGCCGCCCTTCATGAGGACGATGGCGATGAAGACCCCGACGATGAGGAGTCGGTCCCGCTGCCGCCCCCAATACCGCTGCCAGTACCTCCGGCGCAACGCCTCCCCGCGGCGCCTAAGCCGCAGAAGACGCCGCGCGACTGGCGTGAAGTTCAGTCCACCATCCTGGAGCTGATAGGAATCTCCTTGATTTCGGTGGGCTGTTGGGAGATAAGACCATGGTTAGGGCTTATTGTTTTAGGGTTCTGCTTAATTCTTATGGGCTTGGCGTTATCGGGCGTCACCTTGATTCCGCAACGGAGGGATGAGTGAGCATCCTCAGTCGCCTCGTCTCCCCGCCGCGTGGTGGCGAGGTTGAGCATCGCGACCTGATGAGCTCCGCCTTTGTCCCACCACCGCAGATCGGCGTCCTTGACGACGTGGTGGGCGTCCACAAGTCGATGTCCCACATGACGGTCTTCGCCTGCGTGCGCCTGCTAGCAGATGTGATTGCCAGCCTGCCGTGGAAGGCATACCGGCGTGACGCCAAGGGTGTGCCCAAAGAGATCAAGCCGCAGCCCAAGCTGATCTCTCAGCCGTACCCAGGATTCGACCTCTTCCAGTGGAAGTGGATGTGTATCGCCTCAATGGCGTTGCGCGGCAACAGTTATCACTACATCACCTCTCGCGACAACATGGGCTATCCCACCGCATTACTGCCGCTGCACCCGGACATTGTGTTTTTGGAGCGCCGGCCAGACATCCTGCTGTGGTTCGACCCGATCTACCGCATTATGGGTGAGCCCGTCCCGCGCGAGGACATGGTGCACATGCGCCGCTTCACCATGCCGGGTGAGCCCTGGGGACTATCCCCGATTAAGCAAGCCGCTATTGCTATCGGCATGGGTCTTTCTGCTGAGGAGTACGGCTACCGCTACTTCAAGGAGTCGGCCAACCCCAGCGGCGTCCTGTCCACTGAGCAGCCGTTGGACGAGGAAGCCATCCAGCGCGTTCAGAAAAACTGGATTCAAAGCCACGGTGGCCGACGCCTTCCTGCAATGTTGACCGGTGGATTTAAGTGGCAGAACCTGTCCATTACGCCGGAGGAGTCGCAGTTCCTCGAGACTCGAGAATTCCAGCGCCAGGAGATCTGCCTGCTGTTCGGCGTCCCACCAGTGCTTATTGGCGACACGACGCACACCACCGCATGGGGCACCGGTATCCAGCAGATCAACCTGGGTGCTATCGCCTATACCTTCAGGCCGTGGACGAGCTGTATGGAGTCAGTAATTTCTTCCTGTCTCCCGAGGGGTCAGTTTGTCCGGTTCGACTTTAAGGCGCTCATGCGCGGTGACATTGAGGGCAAGTACAACGCCTACAAGAACGGAATCCAGGGCACGTGGCTGACGCCCAATGAGGTCCGTGCCGATGAGGAACTTGACCCGATTGACGGCGGTGACGTGCTACTTCAGCCCGCCAACTACGTGCCATTGGGTACGCCGACTTCCCTCGGTGGAGCTACTGGCGGCGCTACGGGACCATCTCCACAACCGGGTGGATCACCCAATGGTTTCCAAATGCCGCCCGTGGGTGGGGGAGAAAATAATGGGACACCTGAAAAGAACAACGGCAAGCCTATCGCAGCTGGCCGACAACAAATGAGACCCTGATACTCCAAAGGAGGAACCATGACGGACCACCGTGGTCGGCAAAAGCTGCTTGACGTTCGTGAGGAGCGTCGGGGTGCCAGTCGACTGGAATTCCGCGAAGACAACAAAACGGGCGCAGTCATCCTTGAGGGCTACGCGTCCACGTTCGAGCCCTACGACGTACACGGCGGTCCCTCCGCTGGTGGCTGGGTTGAGAAGCTCGACTACAACGCGTTCGACAAGACGCTGGCCAGCAAGCCTGATGTGCAGCTTCTCATTAACCATGAGGGGACGCCGCTAGCTCGCACCACTAGCGGGACGTTGAAGCTTAGCCGGGACCAGCACGGCCTGCGCGTATGGGCCACGTTGGACCCCACGGACCCCGACGTGCAGCGACTCATCCCCAAGATGCGCCGTGGTGACATGGACGAGATGAGCTTCGCTTTCCGCGTCAAGGACCAGGCGTGGGATAGCAACTACGTCAACCGCACCATCAATGAGCTCAGTCTGCAAAAGGGTGATGTCAGCGTCGTCAACTACGGGATGAACCCGGGCACGCGCGCCATCCTCTCCGCCGAAGCCGTGGACACCTTGGCGCAGCTGTCGAACAGCGACCTGGTGGAATTGCGCAGCCGGCTCGACACCAAGCAGATCCAGCGTGCCCAGCAAGCTCTGACCGCTGTTCGCGCCGCCAAGGGCGACGACTCAGGCAAGCAGCCTTATGGAAATGTCAAGTATGCCGACCCCGGTTACCAGAAGGACGGGAAGAAGCGCTACCCCATCGACACTAAGGACCACGCGAAGGCGGCTTGGTCCTACATCAGCATGCCCAAGAACCAAAAGGGTTACAGCGCTGAGCAAGTCAACTCGATCAAAGGACGTATCAAGAGCGCCCTTAAGGAGTTTGGCGTCGACGCGAGCGACGACGAAAGGAGCGCTGCGATGACACCTGGCGGCACCGTGGCAACGTGGAATCCTGGTGGGACACCCCAAGACCCACATGATGAGTCCTACCAAACGGGAGATGGCAAGCCGAGCTTTGGCCCTACGCCGCCCAACATCATTGGTGGCGGCTCACCCGGCAGTGGCGTGTCGGAGTTTAGCCCTGACCTGACCTGCGAAGATCCGCATGACCAGGATTTCAGTGCCGAGGGAAGCACCGGCAGCTTTACGCCGGACTCCCCCGGCTGGACTTCCCCTACTCCTGAAGGCGACCCACACCAGACGCCCTATACGACTGTTGATGGCGTTGGGAGTGGCGGCGGTGGTGGTACGGCCGCGCCGAACATCATTGGCGCCGGTACGGCACCTGGAAGTTACAATCCATCGTTTAGTAGCCCCGGAGCTCCGGGCGATCCTCACGAAACGCCTTATTCAGAGAGCGAGCGCGGCATGGAAGGTTACGACCCACACGAAACGCCCTACATGTCGGGCACTGGATCACTGGTGAGTGGAGTGGCGGGTTCTAACATCGTCACTGGCCCCGTGGGTGCTAACGATAACTGGTCGTGGAATCCTGACACCTCCAATACCGATCCTCACGACGGTGGAGTAGGCGGCGGGCCGCAGTACAGCTCGCCCACCTCGGGCTGGGTGCCAACCGCGCCAGCGGGAGATCCACATCAGACGCCATACCGCACGGACGGTGGCTACGACCACGGCCCGCAGGCGCCGAACATCATCGGTGGCGGCAAGGTGGGCAATGACAACCCGGGCTTTGGCGGCGTCGGTCCCTCCCCGGACCCGCACGGCACGTCCTTCGATGGCCAGCGCGGCATCACTCTGGACGGTCCGAAGGCTGCTGCCACCGGATCAGCCCACGGTCAAACGGTCGCCAACCACGGTGAGCCTGAGTATGACCCTGAGACTGGCGAGTTCGTCCACAAGGTCCCTCAGCCGGAAAGGCAGTCCATCGACCTGGGCATGTTTGCTGCACTGGACAAGACGATCAGTCACGCCTACGGACTATCGGAGGGCAACGACCAGGTGCGCAAGCTCCTATCAGTGGCCGGTCGTCAGCTTCACGACATGTGCGGTGTTAAGCGGAGTCGTAGCGACGACATCAGCCGCCACATGCAGGAGCTGCGTCAGGAAGTCGGTATGCCTGACACCGGGACGGTGCAGGACTGCTTCAAGTACCTCCGCAGCGCCGGCTCAGCGCCGGTGGGCTTCCGCGGCGGCTTCTATCACGACCCGGAGCTACACGTCGTGACACCTGCTGAGCGGTTGGCTATGGAGAAGCAAGCAGAGCTGACTGCCCGCGCCAAGACCAAGGCACGTAAGGCAGCAGAGGAAGCGGCCGTTGCCGAGGAGCGCTTTAAGAAGGCTACCCGCGAAGCTCAAATCAACGACATGATCAAGAGGCGGAAGCAGGCAACGAGCTAACGTGCCATGGCGGATACAGCAGTCTGCACCTGGGTGCCCGGAGAGTAGTCCGTGGGCCGTCATCAACGAGGCTGACGGCTCACTCTGCGGGTGCTTCCCCTCGATAAATCGAGCCGCGTCCTACAAAGCAGAACTTGAAGCCACCGAGGATGCCGATGGTGATAGCGGCGCATTCGATGATCCGAGCGGTACGCCGGATGGCACACCAGGAAGTCCGCCCGCCTACACCAAGCCTTCTGGTCAAGTGGCCATCGGCCAGCAGGTGCCGTGGCAATCCCCGCCTACGCCGTATACGACCTCGACGACGCAGTGCTGGTGAGTAGCCAGCCCGCTGGCTATTGTGGGGTATGGGT